AAATCTTCAATGACCTCATCAACATTCATGTTTGCTGCGGAGACATATTTAAATTCACCACTACCTTTATTGACTACCCACCATCCACCTGGCCTATAGCCAGATGCCTTTGCATACCCGGCAAGCTGTCCTACATATCCAAATGGATCTGATTCCTGTACAGCTTCATAGGATGCAAACTTATTTGCATATGACCATGGTGATGCTGACTTTACATCATCAACTGCATCATCAATAACAAGGTCATATGACCCATCAATTGTTGTGTCCTTATCAATACTCAGTGAAACCTTTTCTGTGTCCTTGTAGGTCACTCCAGCCTCTCTGAGTAGTCCTTTAAACACTGCCTCTACAATGTCACCAATCATCATGTTCATAATGAAAGTTGTTGGAAGAGGCAGTGCTTTCTCTGGATGGTTCTTTTCAAACCATAGTTGGCAGGATGGTCTGCCGATGTTGGACATACGTAACTTAAAGTCCTTACGTGATCCTATACCGTCAAATTGTTTCTTCATTGCAGATACAATCTCACTTGCAACTTGTGTCAGTGTTTCTTCTGACATAGTGCTCTTGCCATTCACGGCATCTTCCATATACTGATGAAGTCTCAACTCAACGGGATGCTGCATTACTGAGTTACCTCATCATCTTCCATATCAATGATGTCACTGAAGTCATCATCGTCTTCATCATCTGCATGTTTCTCAATGGCTTTTGTATTGTATTGATTGACTATGTAGTCATTGTAATTATTAACCCATGCTAAGAAATCTGCAAATGTTGCTTGTTCTTCCTGCCCCATATCAAGTGTGTCTGACATATTCAATTCAACCTTTGGTAGAAAGAATACACTACCACTTGCCATGGATCTTTCCTCTGTAGTTGCAATGAAGTTATGTTGCAATGGCAATCGTCTATGCTTTGCAAGCTTATTGAAGATCGTACCTACCTCTTTATAGGCATCACGGTTTTCAATCTCCCAGATAAATGGAATCTCTGATGTCTCCACAGAAGATCCTTTATCATCCATAGCATCATTCAATGTAGCAGTACCAAACAGAACACGTACACGTTTGATTGTTTTGATAAGTTCTTGAGTCTTTGTAGGTAATGATTTGAAATCCTGTATGTATCCAGCTGGTTTACCACAATTGAATCCGCCATCACTATCCTTTAAGTCTACGTTAAGATCATCATGCATGACTGTCTTGATGTATTTGTTTGGCTGCTCACCAGATCCTTTAACAAATCTCTTGTACATAAAACGCTGAAGATATGGACGTATGGTTATAGAGGTAGCAAAATACTCAGGCCCATCAGGTACCTGTACTTTGTAAGTGCCAGCAGGTACAACCTCTACATTTACTTTCTTTCCACGTATTTCTTCTAGTCCCATGATGGGCTGGTGGCTAATGCGTAGTCTGGCCAGGGTACTAGCCTTTTCTCTATCGTTACCAGCATCTGCATTCATACCCATAGCTCTTGCCAATTCACTGTAATTGGTGTTGTCTAATGTCATCATTTCATTCATCTATTTATTTCTCCTATACTAAGCAATAAGTTCATAGTTCTATCACGCAACGTCTTTTGTGTCAAGCCAATTATCACCTATCTTTGACTCTAACAATAACGGTACATTAAAATTAACACACCATTTATCTTTTATCAAGTCTTTTAATTGTGTATTTATTCTTTTTATTAATTGAATAATCTCCTTCTCTTCATTAGGGTGGACATCAATAACGATACTATCATGCACAGTATTTACAATGCAGGACTTATATGATTGTAATTCCTTATGTATTTTTATAAGAGTAAGTGGTACGATATCTGCCGTAGCAAATCCTTGTACTGGATAGTTCTTTATCTGTGTGAAATTTGTCACAGTTCCATTAAATTTTCTTACAACATCTGGAAATGCATACTCTCTACCAGAAGGTATGCGTATCTTTCTATCGGCCAATGCTTCTCTTGCAAGTTCTGTATGCCATCTTGCTATTCCTCTGTATTTTTCTGTGAAGTGTTCGTAATATGCTGCTTCCGCTGGTGTTCTTCCAAAGCCAGTTGCGCCATATAATGGTGCGAACGTATGCGCTTTTGCTGTCTGTCTATCTGTCGGCTGACCAGCCTCAGTAATAATCTTTGCAGTGTACGAATGAACATCGAAACCATTTCTAACCTCCTCCATTGCCGTTTCATCCTGTGATAAAAATGCAGCTGCTCTAAACTCTAGCTGTGCAAAGTCTGCTTCAAGTATTTTGCCACCATCAAACCGGGAAACAAACACCTTCTTCACAGGAAATGTCTTTCCACGTGGCATGTTTTGCATATTAGGATCTGCACCACTAAATCTACCTGTAGCTGTACGGTGTTGTAGCAAACGAACATGTAACTTACTATCATGTTTTGTGTACGCAGTAATTCCATCCACAAAACTTGATAGGTAGCTGTCCAGTGCTGACAATCTACGTACCTTTGATAAAAAGTCTACAGCTATTGTCAGGTTCTTTACTCGTGCAGCATTCTCAAGTATCTCTAGGTTCTGTTTACTTGTACTAAAACCATTTGCACTAAACCATTTTGGTGATGGTGGATTGAGTTTAAGGCCAGCAATATCTTTTGTCTTTCGATACAAGTAGCCATCACCCGCACATATATCACACTTAGATGTACGTGCGTATGGTGTGCCATCCTTCTTTGTCTTACGTACTTTACCTTTGCCTTCACATTGAGGACATCTAACTGCCTCAGTTCTATGTATACTGTCTGTATGCATTCTTACAAATTCTTTGTAGTCTTCCTTACTCATGTAGGGATCTTGTTGTTCCTTCCATAAGGACTTGTTTCTTACTCTACGTGAGAAGATTACTTGGGATAATTGTTCAGGTGAATTTAGATTGATAGGTGTATCACCCATGATTTTATGAACAATATTCTGTAGCTCTTTCTCTGTATTTAATTTCTCCTGTTCAAACTCATTACGAACAGCGTCAAGTGCATTCTTATCTACACAAAAACCATTCTGATAAATACGTGACAGAACCAGGCATACATCATTAGTGAATTCTACTGTGCTCATAAGTCCTTCATTTCCATGTGTCAGACTGTGATGTTGCTTCTCAAACAATTCGTATGTAGCATGAATATCTGCAGACAGGTACATGCTTAACTCGTCATGTGGTATGTCACGTACTGATACACCCTGTTTAAGATAGTTCTTTAGAGTATCCTGCTTCATTGTATTTAGGTTGTATCGTTCAGCACATGCCTCAAGAGACAGTGGCTTTTTGATACCTCTCAGCATAACATACTCAGCAAGCATGGTATCCCAAACAGATCCATCATACGTAAATCCAGACTCCCATAGCCACAGAAGATCGTGTGATGCATTGTGACATACAAGTAATGTTGTTTCATCTAGCTGTTTTTGTACCAAATTATGTCCATTTACTGTGGGTTCAATATCACTATGATCAAATGTTACTTGTACTTCATTATCATTTGACAACATGCCAACCATAACGAGTTGATTATCAGGCTCAAATGGATCAAGATGCATCTTGCCATTGCGAGTTGTTACCGTGTTCTCGACATCAAGAACTGTTATCATCTGGCTTTTCTCCTTTCGTTAAATAATCAATTGCTCTTTGTAACACATTTTTATCATCATTGAAACCACCAAGTGCCATGTTGCATTTATGACACAGCCATCCACGAAATGTATGTGTTGTATGACAGTGATCAAGTACCCATGGCCCTTGTTTTCTACGTCCTCTTTTACGGACATCACTCTCAGAGTCTAAACAAATAGGGCATACGTAATTATCTTTCGGCATACCAAATTCTTCACGTAACTTTTTACGTATATTATCTAATTCTTTATTACAATTCTTACATTCTGGACGTAGGTAATTACCGCCAGATGCATTGTTAAAAGAATCAAGTGGTAGTAGCTGATTACATTTATTGCACAGCTTCATCCTACATATCTTGCTGTCTTATAGTCAAGCTCCACATTGATAACACCATGCCAGCCATTCAATTTGTTCTTTACAATATTGATATGACGTAACGGTGAATCCTCTTCCTGACCCTCTACAGATGCAGACTTACCAATCAATACCATAAGATCAGCTTCAGCAGCTTTGCCTGTCTTACTGCCTTCCATCATTGCTTGGTTCAGTATAGCTTTACCTTCTGCCTCTGCAGATAACTGTGACATATATACAACAGCACATCCATAGGCCTTGCCTATTTGCCTTGCATGAATACATGCTGCTTTCAGTGCCTCATCCTGTCGTGCAAAGCCTTGTGACCTAGCGAACTTATCACCCATATCTAGTACAATAATATCCGGGCAATAGCTTTTGACTACACTTTCAACCCAGTGCATATCACGGCCTGTTGCCTCTTTGATTTTGATATTATCATACACTGGTCTGTATAACTCACGTGCCTGTGACGGATCTTTTCGTATGTCATGCAGTGTCATGCCTGTTGCGGCAGTCAAGTAACGTGCACCAACACGATTGTATGACTCCTCATTGCAGAGTATGACACAACGTGCACCCTGGTGGGCAAAGCCATCTGGTGCAGCAATCAGTGACGCATGAAAGGATGTCTTACCTACGTTACTACGTGCACCCACCATGATTAAATGGCCAGAGTTTATGCCTTCTATCTTACGTGTTATGGATGGTACATTGAACTTCCATCTAGACTCTAGCTCTGCCTTCTCAAGCAATGTGTCCATTGAAATATCATCCCATTCAACTTTTAGATTAGGTATGAAATTGTCATTGTACAATTCTAGTATACGTCGAGTGTCATCCAGTGATGTCTTTGCACCAGACACATAATCAAATCCAAGGTTGGCTATCTCCTCACCAACAACCTGCCTAAACAGCCCGGATAATATCTCACCTGCAATGTCATTGCCTACTCTATCCTCTTTACGTATCTGTGAGAATAGGCTTTTGTATGTCTGCTTTTGTGCAGTTGTAAGCGTAGGATTATCTACAAAGAACAATGCCTCTACTTCATCTGGTGTTACAGTACGTCCATAACTATCCATGGCTTTATCAATTATGTTCTTAATCTTACGTATGTCCTTACTAAATAGCTTATCAGGACACTTGGCACCTCTATGCTCATCATAAAAGTCTTTGTCCATCATGCTTCTTATTAATGCTAACTCCATTTTTCTATCATTCCTTTAAGTTTGTATAGATCATCCTGATCTTGATACTTAATATCATCATGTAATCTATACGGTTGAACATTCTTTATGTATGGACGTAGTTGCTTTGTTATGTCAAGTGTTTTCTTTGCTGCATCAGGATCTAATGCAACAATTACATTATCAAATGAACATAAATATTTCCTATGACCATCCGATAGTGTAGTACCCATAAGTGCTATACCCTCACAGGGCAGTTTAGATGCCGCTACAACAGCACTAATGCAGTCCTCTACTACTACGGCACCATAACTATTCATCTGCTTATGTGTGAAAGGATACGTACTGTTACCATACCTTCTCCACTTAGGGTATGCATTGCATAATGTACGTCCAACAGCATCTACAATCTTATTGTTATGCCTTACACAGAATACTGCACGATCATCACGTACATCATACATAAGTAAATCAATGTCAATAGACCATTTATGTGCGAATGCATGGACACTGTCATGTTTAGTTGACACTGGTATAATATACTCAGGTAATTCAAATGAATTGTTATTTACTATTGTATTCTTTAATCTATTTTGTATGTCATTTACAGACATACCCACTCGCCTACTACCTTTTAATTTACATGTAAGCTTATAACAATTCCATATAATATTTCCTTCCTGATTGGATATTGTAAATGTTTTATAGCCATTACATTCAGGACAATTCATACGTTTAGATTGTCCTATATCTAATTCTATATCATTTATAATATTATATATCATATTATATATCACTCTCCTGTGCGGCATGTGTTATGCTTATAACATACATTTTTCCTGGCTGTCAATGCTTCATTTGCACTCAGGTATGTATGTTTCATATATGGCTTCACTGAATTTGGATTAGCATGACCTGTCACAGACATGATTTGTGGCATGGATACACCTGCCTCTACCATTTGAACTGTTCCAGTTCTACGTAGGTCAGCCATACGTAGCTCCTCAGAGATACCTGAGAGCCTCGCACATGAGCGAAAGGATCTTGATAGTGCCTCCATACCATAAGGATAGTATCTGCCCTTGTGTGGAACTGTACGCGGGGCTACATACTCCTGAAAACCAAAATCTTCATATTGCTGAGTCAACATCTCTGTCAGATTGTCAGATATAGGTAGATGTACAAGTGCTCTACGCTTTGATTGTTCTAATTCTAGTCTCTGACTATCCAAATGAATAGATGACCACTTCAATAAACGCATATCACCTACACGCTGGCACCATTCATAAGCCATTTGTACAATAAGACCTATGCTGCGGTACTGAAAATCACTGTAGGCTGTGTTTAGAAACTGAATGACATCCTCTTCTGTCCATACAACCTTACGCTGCTTGGGTTTCTTACGCTTGATACCTTTAAATGGATTGTCTGTGGTATATTCCATAGCAATTGCATAGTTATATACCTTTGATACGACAGTCAGAACGTGATTGGCAAACTGTATGCCTCTGTCTACCCACTCTTCATACAAATGCTTTGCTCTGCTTGTTGTCACTTGTTGGTATGGCACATGGCCTATGTCATTCTGAACTGTCTTCAAAAAATATCTGTAATCATCTTGCGATTCTGGTTTAAGCAATT